ATAAATACGACCACCATGAATTACATCAACATCACTGGGAAGATTCCATCTTAATCTCATCAACTTATCTGTAATAGGTTCAAAAGTCAGTCCTGTAATATCAGCAGGAGGATCTGTTTTACCAACAGCTTCAAATGTTGTATTAGTTGAAGTGGCACTTAATTCTAATAAAGCGTTATAACTGAATACCTGTATCTCATACGTTCCAACAGATGTATTGAATATTTCAAAATCAGGAGATGAAACTGTTGTTGACACATAGTTACCATTATTAAATCTATAGTTCACCTGATACTGAGTAACACCTGTCACTGGTTGCCAACTTACAATTAATTTAGAAACCGCATTATTATTGATAGCAACGATCTTTTCATCCACCTGTAAACCAGAAGGGGGATTCTTAAGTTCTGTTAATAGTGAGACAGTTCTAGTGGCAAGAGAAGAACCATCTTCAATAAAACTATATTTACCAGCCTTATAAGACAAGGCAGTGATTACATAATTAATACCATCCTGTTCTTCTACATTTATCACTCTAAATAACTGTGATGAAACAGTGGTATTAGAAATCATCCAGACAGTATTTACATTTGGTGTTTGAGAGAAAGCACTTGATACTGTTACAACACCATTAGAAATACCACTTATATCTTTAGTTTCAATCGTTCCATCAGGAAGAATGACAGAAAGTTTTGGACTGTTTGTTGTTGGTAAATCAGTTGCAGATGTATCATCAACCGTCATCACAGTTGTAGATGCAACAGCTTTTAATCTTCCTGATCTTCTCACCCCTGCTCTCACTGGATCGTTTATTTCAATAACACTACCTGGTCTGCATACTGCACCACTATCAATCGAAGTCGTGAATGTAACTGTTTCGGATTCATTATTTTCACTGAAAAGTATTGCACGACCCAATCTGGCAGCCTGTCCTCTTGAGGTACACGCAAATGCTTTCACCTGTTTAACAACAGTACCTATCTTTGTTATTAAAGAACTATCTTCTACAACCTCAAAATCTACTTCCTGTGAATCCATATTGAAGTAGGACACAGAAACAACACTATGCCTTGCTTTGAGACTACTGCCAGAATAATTAAATCCAGCCTCAGTTACATTGGCAAGACTGAATAAATAAGAACTATCTTTTGGACTATCCTGTGCAAGCTCTATTGATCCAGCAGACCATATAGGAACACAACGCATAACTCCTGCAAGTTCATTTATGAGATCAAATGCTTCGTTGCTGTTTTGAATATTTACATTACAACTGAATCTGGCCTCCTGCCCTCCAAATCCATCATCAACCAAAGTATTTGCAAATTTACTTGCAGTAACAAAAGAGAATAGATCAAGAGAACTATCTGTTATGTGATCTCCAAATCCATATCTAGTATCTGTTAAAAGGTCAAGAAGTATCATCGCAGGACATGAACACCATGTAGCTGCACCCATTACTCCGTTAAAAATATAACCATCGGGATAAACAATACGACCTGTTGTGCTATCTACGGTTGGAGTACCTGAACTATTAGCACCTGCACCTGGAATCCTTACTTTTATTCCTCTTATACGATATTTTCTTGATGGAATTGAACTGAATTGCTGAGAATCAAGTCTTAATGACGTATATGCACTGTTTAAATAAGTCTGTTTATCATCAATAATTTCAGTAAAACTTGTAAATTGAAAAGCGTTTAATAAACTTGTTTCTGTTGAATCAGCAGTTACTCTTACAACTTTTACATCAACAGGAAAAGAACCAGTAAGATTTACACGATACTCTTTCTGGTAAGCATCAGCAGAACGACCTGTAACGGTATCATCTATTAAAGTTGTAAATCCACCACCATTATATTGAATTTGAATCTGAAGATTAACAGAACTACCAAGTAAATCTCCAGAATCGGTAGCAACCTGTATCTGAGGAAAAGTTACTGTTACCTTTACAGCATCAACATCTGAATTAGATATTGTTCTGGTTACAGGAGTGGAGTTTGTTACCGTTACACCTACAGGATTTATTGACTGACTGCTTTCTATACCACTGATATGTTCCTGATTTGACGTTCCAAATCTGGGAGTAAAACTTACATCCTGAAAATTAAAATCAGTACTGACGGGACTTGTATTACTGGCACTGGATTGCAATATGGCTGTATTATTTAAAAATATGTCTTTTAAGGCAGCGTTATTATATGCAGTTGTACCTTTTGTCAGTCCTACTTTGGAGGCAGTGGCAAAACCTTCTATCTCTCCTTCTGATATCAGGTCAAGTAAAGTGGCAAACTGACGACTATGTAAAGTA